AAATTGCTGAGGCTGAAGCATTAGGTAAAAGAGCTATCGAAATTAAAGAATCTCGTGTCGTTAAAGAACAGCAAGATATACAACATGCCGATGCATTAAAAAGCCAAGCAGATGGAAGTATTGATGCAGCTGAAATGAGAAGAATGAAGATTGCACCCACACCAACGTCCGATGGTGGAGCAGGTGCTGGTCGTGGTGGCCAAGGTGGGCCAACAGCAGAACAACTTAGTCCAACTCCAGTTCCATCAGATGGTTTGAGTGAAGATTTGGTTAACTATGTGAAGAAAAAAGAAGGATTTACAGCAAAGGCTATTTGGGATCATAAACAATGGTCTATAGGATATGGAACAAAAGCTAATAGTGAGAATGAAGTTATCACTGAGAAAGAAGCCGATAGTCGTTTAAGAGAAAGATTGAAAAAAGATGTTGATTTTGTTGACAATTTTGCTAAGAAAAATAAATATGATTGGAATCAAGGCCAAAAGGATGCACTAACTTCTTTTGTTTACAATTTAGGATCAGGTTCTCTAAATTCTTTAACAGCTAATGGAACAAGAACAAATGAACAAATTGGTCAAAAAATATTAGAATATAATAAAGCTTCAAATGTTGTAAATACTGGTTTAGTTAAAAGAAGAACTGAAGAATCTACCATGTTTGCTGGTTATTCTCCTTCTGTTGCACCTCCAAGTTCAACAATGGTAGCATCCGCATCTCAGGTTCCACCTAGACCATCAACAGGTAGTGCATTAACAACTTCTTCAGTACAAGTAGCAAGTGCTGGTCAAGCGGGAACAACTATCATAAACAATAATACCACCAACAACAGTAAAACTGGTGGCGGTGGCCAAGGAACTCAAGGCACTCCAAACATACCATCAGCATTCGATGATGTGTTTACTACCTTGTTTGGTAGAGTCGCATAAAAAACCCCGCCGAAGCGGGGTTGCACACTTGCATGGGATTTATTTAATCTGATTCAGCGAGTGACTTGAAATAATCCAGGTCATCATCGTCAGATTGAATTGGTTTATCCAATACAGAAACATCATCTTTAAATGTTGCAACTGTATCTTCAGCCTTTGTCTTAGCGATAGGTGCACCACTAAAACCAAGAACCTTATCCAAACGACCTTTCAATTGGTCATAAGGTTTGAAGTTTTTACGTTCTGTGAAATCCTTCAAAGAGAATTCTTTCTTCCACAGTTCTTCAAGTTTCTCATCGTTGCCATCAAACAAAGCAGACACATCAGCAAATTCTGATTTGTCATAATTCCGATAGCCTTCGACATTACGAATCTTCAACTTGAAGTTAGCACCTTCCCACATATCAAATGGGTTAACTGGTGTTTCATCAGCAAAATCTGGATTCATTGCTTCTGTAATCTTGTCAAAGATTTTCTTACCAAACTTAAACAGTTTGATTTGGCCTTCGTTAGAAGGATTGCTAGGGTCTGACACAACCAAAATGTTAGCAACATAAGATAGTTTACGCTTTTGTTTACGAGCGATATCTTTGTTAGCTTCAATTCCTGAATTCCACAATGTGTTATTGTGTTCACAAACTGGACACTTCTCATTAAGAGTTGTCAAGCAGTTATCAATAAACCATCCGCCTGGACCTTGAAATCCGTGGCTGAATGTGCGAACCCATGGAAGTGCATCATCACCATCAACAGCAGGTGCAGGCAAGAAGCGAATAACAGCCATGCCGTTACCTGCCTTATCTACTTCTGGTTGCCAGAAACGATTGTCATCTTTGGAGTTTGCGTCTGAACCTGTTGAGGTTGCTTCTACCGCTTTTGAGAGCTTCTCAAATGAGTTGCGGTTACGCTTGAGGTTAGCAAATGAAGTCATATATTTTTCCTTGTATAAATTGTATTACGTAGTATAAGTTTTATCCACAATATCATAATGTACCATTATTTAGTATATCATTTAAGTAGAATCCTGAGTCTGTCTAAAGTTTCATTGATATCTTTGTGAAGAATACCAATACCTCCAGCAGCGTTGAAATTGACAATAATATCCTCAGTATCGTCAATTAAAATTGTGGTCGGTGTTGCATAGTCTGATTTAAACTTACGACCCGGAACGATATTGACAGGATAATCAATACCTTTACTTTTCAACCACACGTTCTTTTGTTTCTGAACTTCGGTGTGGAATCTTTCACCGCCTGAGGAAGAAAGAATCTCAATCTCAATTCCAGAAGCGTTTACAAATTCCAAAAGCTCATGAGCGCCTGGGAACCACTCAAGTGTTTCAAATTGTTCTTGTGCAACAAACAATGGCCAATGTTCAGTAAAGTTTTTACGATTACGAACTTCGGATGATTGTACACCGAACAACTCATTGAAACGTTTTTGGAAATGGCAAAGAACACCATCCATATCCAAATAAATTTTAGTTACCTTCATGTATCTAATACTTTCTTTAATAATAACTTATATTTTACATCATCCTTAGGAAGGAATGCGGCATACTTGAGCAATTTCATCCTGTAATTAGGCCAATGTATCGTATCAGCAATCTTACGTGACCACATCGGTACAAAACCAAGAACATTATTTAATAGGCAAACAGTTTCAATACTTACTTCTTTCCTTAGACCACTTTTCAGTAGTAAAGGATAATCACCTTCTGTCTTCAATGCTTCGTTTGGATTATCAAGTCCACTAAAGACATTCCTACATTCATTTTCAAAAATATAGGAAATTGATTGTATAACCTTCTGGTGCTTGCGATAATTCACTTCAGCATCTTCTGTCAAAAGAGAGCCGACCCAAGTATTTCCATCTTCAATAAGATTAGCAACAATGAAATCAATCATATCTTCTTTTTGAGATAATCTACGAGAAAGTTTATGGAAATGATACTTGTCTTTTCTATTGTCGAATGTGGTCACACTTACATTAGTTTTACCATTGTACTTAAAGAAGTCATATGATTCTTGTGTAAAGTGTAATTTAAGTGCTTGATATAAACCAAAGGTTTCATAACCAGTCATATAGGAAGTCTAGCACCCTTTTCTTTCAACATATTATTATCCATTGCATCATTCTCAATCTTAGATTTAAGATTAGCGTTTACTAGAGTAGCTGCAATCTCAAGTTCAAGACCGGTTTCTTTACAATGTTCCAGAATGGCTTCAATGTAATTGTAATCCGTTCTAGCAACAATAACATCAATTGCTTTGGCGAATTTAACCATTTCATCTCTTGTTGGCATTATTTTTTAAGTCCACAGTTTTTATCAAAGCACACGCTACGCTTCATAATTGATTCTGGCAAACCACACACAGGACATTTAGGACTGCTTGTGTTGAATGCACCGATAGATGGAGCTTCATTCCAAAAATCTTCAGTTGTTACATTTTGTTTAGGTTGAATCAAATTACCAGCCATGGTATTGAATGCTTGGGAACCTGCAACAGAATAATCTTCTTCACACTCATCTTCTGATGGTTTTTGGCTATAGTCAACATCAACAATTTCCAACTCACCATCAAACTCAAATGTACAACCTTTTAAGAATTGTCTAAAGTGTTCGAGTACAGTTGGTAAAAAGTCAGCTTCAAACTCTAATGTGTTTCTTGAGCCAGTAGGATAATCGTGCTCACATGTTAAGATAAATTTAGGCATTATTTCACCACCGTTTCATATAAAGTTTCAAATTGGTCGTGGACTGCCACTTCTTCATCGTAATTTTGTTTCCAGTAAACCTTAACCATTCGTTGAACGATTTTCTTAGGTAACTGTAATTGTTTGCTGATATCAGCGGTTGCTTCTTTGATAAAGTCTTTCTCCGCTGACGCTCGAACCATCGCATCAGAACATTCACGGATAACTTTTAATAGTTTATCTCGGTCGGCTGGGTTAGATAATTGATTGACACTCACTTGCTGGATAGCCATAATATACTCCTAGTTTACTTTTTCATTGCATATGTAATGCAGGTTGGGTTTGTGTGCGTTTCATATGCACACTTTACAGATAGCGGATCAACACCTTTAGCAATCGCTGCTTCAATGTTTTTCGCCATGTTGTTTCTGTCATTGATATTATAGATGAATGCACCAATGATTGCGGTACAAACAACAATAATTATTGATACACATATTGTAATCAAATCTTTATTCATAGATAATTCCTTTGTTTCTGTCAATTTTGTCACCTTTGCTTTTGTAGAAAATATGCCTGCCAATTTGTTTCTCCTTTTTAAGTTTAGACCACTCAGGGTTTACATAATCAGCATGATAATAAGTTGCTCCGTTTGTTACATCTTTCGTTCTTTCAAAATTTAGATAAAGATTAGTGGACATCTCTAATATATCATTATACAACGGAGTATGCTTGATTGTCAAGCGCTTTGAGGTAATAGTCTTATCACAGTACCACGAAAATTGACAAACATTGCCAGTTTTTTGTTGTACGACCTCACATATTGAATTTGCATAATTGCCTGTTTGTAACCTATTAAATGTAACGAAAGCTACTGCTGTTTGGCCTTCAATAGGTTCATGTGCTGCTTCAAAATATATATTTTCGGCTAGACATGTGATTTGTTTTTTTACATCTGGTGCCAATGAGCTAAATGGTGCTTTGATTGGCAAATTGTATTTGTTTATATTTACAAACGATAACGTTATAATTAGAGTTGCAAATATAAGACTAAAAAGTATTGGTTTACTTTTCATCCTATCCTTTCTTTTTTAGTCCCAAAGGTTTCGATAATACTTACCAAACAGCTTAAAACCATTTGCAATTCTTTCATGTACAATCTTTAGAGCTTCATAATCAGTTTCATGTGTGTGGTCATCATTGTAAACCATTTTAAACATCTTTGGTTTCTTATTTTCATCCCACTTACAGGCTTCACTTCTTGTACTCCATTTGCCTTTAGAATATGCTTCTTCCCACTTAGTGTCAAGGTGATGTTCGAATGCAAAAATCATTTCATTCATTACCCAATCCCAGCGCTTATGCCAGTTCTCATCTGTATCCCATTCATTCTCTTTTGGTGGAGCTGAAGTGGATTTCAATTCATCTGGCACATCTTCATCATCGACATTTGGTGCACCGTGTTTGCTTGTTTGCAATTGTTTCAACATTGGCAAAGCAATCATACCAAGGGTGTGATCCATTGACCAAGTGTCCCATCTATCAACCTTCACATAGTCAATTTTAGGATGAACAAAATCTAAAAACTTATGTAAAGCTTTACAGATAGGGTTTAAACGATTCACCCATTTGTCATACTTGTTACCAGGCTTTTCTTCATGGTTGTAAAACACATCGTTGTCTTTTTCCCAAAAACAAACCTTTTCTAAGATATGATATGGTGATATCCAGTGATATCGATACTTGCTTATGTAAACTTTCATTTCTGAGAATCTCCAGGAAACACACGATAGTTATCCTCAACGGAATCTGGTGTGCTAACTTCTATGATTGTGCCTTCCTCTAGGCAGATGATTTGATGAGGTTCAAGAGGTTCGTTTCGCCAAACAGAACCTGGTTCCAGAATTTGAGACTTGATTGAAGCGTCTTTGGTTAGAATATATTTCACTTCGAATTTACCAGACAAAACATACCATGTTTCATCTTTAACGGAATGGAAGTGCATGCTGAATCTGGCATCTTTGTTAAACTTCAGCAACTTACCAGCATATTTATCATTCGTGGCCCAAATAAGTTCGTGTCCCCAACCTTTTTCTATAAAACCTTGTTTACGTGTAATTGGCATTTCATTCACCTTGTTGTTTATACTTTTTCTTCCAATACTTAGCAATGTAACTATCTAAAGAATCAATGTAATGTTGACTTTTCTCTTTAACAAAAATTTGATTACTACCATCAGCAACTGCAATAGCAACCACCAATTGATTGATTGGTTTATGTGTAATTTCTTCAAACATGGTTGCATAAGCTGTACATTGCATGAAGTAATTTAAAATACCTTCTTCTGACTTTTCTCTAGTAGAAGTTTTAAAGTCAATCACTGATAGTTGGCCATTCCATTCTGCAATACAATCAACACGGCCTGCCAATCTGAGGCGAGTTGAATACAATGCTTGTTCAATTGAATATACATTACCAATGTTCGTATCAATATGTGGTTTCAAAGACAGAAACAACTCTTTGGTATCTGGCATCATGGATGTCATTTTTATAGGAGTCAATTCATTCATCAAATAGTTTTCACATATTGTATGTAACTTTGTTCCACGACTTGAGGCTTTGGCTGCAATTCTATTTGCTTCTTCAGCACCAACTCTTTCACGCCATTCAAATAAAGCCTTCTTATTATAATCCGACAATACTGTGGTTACGGATGGAAAAGAATGGCCATCAGGTGTTAGATATTGACGACCACTATCAGTTGTAATTGCTTTTAAATCGAAATCCAACTCTTTCAATTTTACATGATTAAATGCCAAACTTATCTTCCTATGTGTTTATCAACCAATTGTTTGGTCTTAATTTCTTTTGATGAACGCTGGCCATGACGACTAGCAACTTCACTTGATTTGTGATTCTCTGAAATTTTAGAAAGCACTTCTTTGAATCCATCAGGCACTTTACCAGTAACGGAAACTCCACTAACAATTGCAGCCGATGTTACAACTGAATGAATTGTTGGATTGGTTTGTAGATATTCTTCACGAGCAGAAATGCTCATAAATGATTCAAATTCTTCACCTGTTTCGGTGTCTAAAAAACTATACAAGGGCACTATACCACTCCGGTTGATTACGCTTTTTCCATGACGCTAAATGCGCCTTGTTGTTTATATAGTAACTACGATAAGAAGCTATAGAATCGCCTGCAACTTTCACTTCATCAGGCATCGCAGGAGTTGGTTCAGTAAATGTGCCAAATGGTATTGAATTTGGCACCTGTGCTAATTGGTCAACTAAACCATCACGTTCAGATTTATGAATTTTACCATAACGATAAGAATACTCACCACATAGTGCTACAAGCATAGCTTGCAACCATCGATAATTCTCATGTGTCTGTCTCACCCAAATTGCTGAAGGATGGTTGATATGAGTAGCACTATACAAAATAGATTCACGATTATCAGAAAGTACATATCTAACTTGTTTACGACCAGTTTTACTGAGGCCAGTAACGATATTACCATCAAGATAACGATGAGCAGTAGAAAGTAATTGAGCATATTCAAGAATCATTTTAACTGTGTGTTTGTCATTGTGCATCTTAGCACATTTTAAAACATCATGGTCTAGGTAAAAAATATTCATACGTCATACTTTACGCCTTCTTTTGAAAAGAAGGCTCTTATCTTGTGCTCATTGTCCCAATCTTTACAATAGTGATTATCTTTATCACACATTTCCAAGGCTTCATCAAATGATACAACACGGTGAGAGACAATCACTTCACCAAGATGTTCTTGGCTAAATTCTTGTGCTTCATTCAGGGTTACAGTATCAAGAGCCCATTCTGCTTTGCCTTTTGGCACTTCGACCATATAGCGTTCACGGAACTGAGAGATAGCTTCAACAAGTACCCATTCAGTTTCTTCTTTTTTAGTCATAGTGAATGTTCCATCACCATTATCTTTCCAGTCTAAAGTGTCGCCAGTTTGCCAACCAGCTTCTCTCAACAATTCATCTGGCAATGGCAAAATCAAATCGCCAGTTTCTGGATCGTTCTCAAGTGTAATTATATAACTCATTTATTTTCTCCAAAGATATTTGACCAAGTTTGTAATTTTGCTTTTTTAGCTAGCATAGCTTCATGTACATTTGTATCATCAATGATTTTTCTTTCAACCATCAAATCAATCATGCAAAGAAGGTCACCAACTTCTTCCGTTAAGCGCTCACGATTGGTTTTGCCATTATATTTGGCCTCAATACCGAAACGAAACACTTTAGAAATAGCTTGGGTGACCTCTGCACATTCCTCCTGAGCAATCAGAAGGATTTCTTTTTGCACATCTTTCATTCCGTTACGGTGATTTCTGTCACTTGTAACTCAGCTACTGGTTCAACAATAACTGGTGTTTCGATTGGTGTGGCGGCCAAGTCAGCCAGTTTCTCAACCTTAGTTTTCTTAGCCTTAGTTACAGGCGCTGGTGCAGGTTGACCTGCTACGAATCCGCTGTTGGTAATGCCAACACGACTCATGTATTTTTTAACGTCAGGAACGTTAACGATTTGATAAGCGGTCACTTTGCGACCATCTTTGATTGCACGAACAACGCCATCGGCATTGGTCTTAATGTGCCAAATGTAGGTCGACAAGCGATACATTTGGATTTCTTTGCCAAGTAAGGCATCGATTTCTTCGACTGTTGTTGGGTTGCCGCTAATCATAACGGTCAACAATTTCTGAAAGGGCTTTAGTTTAGTAGATTTTCCACGGGCCATAATATAACTCCAATATAATTTAAGAACTTCAAGTGTAACACAAATAGGCGAGTTTGTCAAGAGGCATCGCCATTGTTGCCTCAGTCTGTCGCCATTTCGCAACAGAAAGCTTTGAATTCTTCCCAAGTGCCATCAAAGATAACTTGGTCGGGATTCTTTACAACCACAGTTTCTTCATAAACGTGGTATTCATAATCTTGCCAGCATGAATTAGATTCAATAGGATAAATGTAGAAACCTCCTACAGATTTCTTAAAGTTGGCAATCATCTGAGCTGCCAAGCAACCCATGCCATTAAACTGCACGGTTTGAGTTTCAGAAAAACCATTTACCAATTTACCAGACAACAGAAAATCAGCCAGTTCTTGGCCGTGACCTTCTGGATAGCCATCGAATTGGCGGTACATGTTGATAATTGGTTTGTTTTCTTCATAAACAAAAGTCAAACTACGTGTTCCCATTTTAAATCTCCATTAAACTATCAACTTTTCCATCCCAATAATCTTCACAAGATTGCTTGGTGAATCCATATCTTACACATCCTTGAACGTATTCCTCACGGCGAGGGTCGTTCACTTTTTGCGGTTCTATTACAACCTCTTGTTGCACAACCACAGAAGGTGCAACGGTTCTGGTTTCAGTAGGTGGTGTATGGTTAGCAAGAACTACAATAGCAAAAAGCAATGCAGCACCAATAACAATAATTCTCCAGAAAAAACCAAGAATGACAATACCAATGCCACCCAATAAAATCAGTTCTAATGTTTCCTGATTAAGCATTTACAATCAAAATGGTTCGCAATGAACATTTATAGGCACCATAACTTTGGGACCAGCATCGGTTTTTACGGAAATATATTCCACATTTGGTCGCATTTTAGCGAACACACATTGTTTAGCAGCTTGTACTGCTTCGTTTCGGTCCATGGCTTCAGGGCCTTTATAGTTCGTCAATTTATAGGTTGGTGTTGACGAGCAAGCAACCAAAGATAACACTAAAGGGATAACTAACAATCTTTTCATTTAAGACTCCATTTCATTCATTTCAAAATCAACTTCCCAAACTTTCCAATTTTTACGGACAATTAGAGATACGGGAAGGTCATTATCTCTACAAAATTTCCATGCATCGAGGTAGAAGAAAAATTCTTTTATCATTACGCAGCTTTCATCATTAGAACTGGATACTTTACAAAACCGGTTGTATCTTTTTTGGCTTTGCCTTTTGCATACAAACCGACCACAACACCTTTGGGATCCAGAAACCGCAGGTCTGATTCATCGCCATTAAAAACAGGACGACCCATGTAGCTATCAGGCATTGGTTCAGTCTTTTTCAAACCGAACACCGTAGCAACATTGTAACCTTGTTGAATGGCAGCATAAACGTCAGCATCATTACCATCAGCGGCAGAAAATGTCAACGAATAATTGGGAACCATTTTAATTTTACGACCAAGAATTTTGGTGTAATCATAAAATGTCACTTCAGGAAAAGCGTAGAAAATGTTTGAATAGGTTTGTCCATTGCGGTTGACCTCATACTTTTCAAAAGCAAGGTCAGAGGTGCCGTTCAAACGGAAAACAGGAATTAAGCCAAGGCGTTTGCTTTGTTTAATGCCCAATTCAATATCTTTAACCAACAAATTCATAAATGTAATACGGTCTTCGAAAAACATTTTGGTTTTGCGAATACGAGCTTTTTGAATGACGTTGGTAAATTCGCCACGCTTGAACATACCGCCACGACCAGCGAGGTTCAAGCAAGCAGCTGTGCAACCAATGGTACGTTTAGCGCAGGTTTCATAACCTGACAAGTCAGCAGGAGCCAGGTGCAAAATGTAGGTATTGTAACCTTGTGCCAAACCTTTTAAAATTTTGGGGTTACCTGTAGATAGCAAATTCATTTCAATGTCCTTATCAACTCAACAGGTACCATTATACACAAACTGGCAGGATAGTCAAGCACTTTTTGGCAGGTGTTGCGTGAAAGCAACAGTAATACTAAAGTATTCATCTCCGCATCAATGCCTGGTCACGAGCTTCCTCATCCGAAAATATAGGAACCGCATTGCTTTTGTGCAAAGTGCCAATACCCTTCATAGCAGTACCAGTATAAACTTTACCTTGAATTGGTTTTGTAGCAGAACCACCAAACGTTTCAAAACTAGGATATTTTGGCGTTTCACGACCAACGGGTGTGGTCAGTTTCGGAACACCAGAATTTATCACTTTAGGTTTTAGTTTAGAAAAGCCAGTGGACATATTGTTGACGCTATCAAGCCATGCCTGATACTCAGCAATTTCCTTTTTGGTCTTGCTTTTCTTTTTAGACTTTTGGTAAGTATAAATTATTGACATACGTATGGTTTATCCCATTTACCAACATGAATGTGGTAATAATATGCCGTATTGAAATAATCAGTCTGAGCATCGGAATGGTCATAATAATCAGCCGAGAGCAAAGCTTCTTTGATTTCTTTCAAAGCTTCTAAGGCTACACCATCATAATGGTCATCGAGCCAATAAGGATTAACCTGAACATAATCACCGCCAAAATCAATTGGGCCAGATTTCAGGTTTAACATAATGCTTGAATGATTGTTAACCCGCAAAGAACCTTTGAGATTGTACTTTTTCAAAATAGGTTTTAAAGCTGCAGCAATAACTGCTTTCTTTTGTTGGTTCATATAAGCCATAATTAAAGTTCTCCATTTTTACGCAAAGATTCGAAAGCTTCTTTAGCATCCGATTTAAATTCATACCAACCGCAGCATTCTTCGGTCAGCAAATTCATTATACCATATCTGTCATTTAAATAAACAATTCGCCACATAATATATCCTTACAATGTCAATTCTTTGGCAGCAAAACGAATCTTGCCTTCATAGTCCAGCTGCATTTGCTCAAACTCGGTGAGGTAGTCATCAGCCACAACTTCCCAATCAATAATAAAGGAACGATAATACTCGCTGTCCTCTTCAATTTGGCCACGGAGAGCCATAACGGCTTCTGTGGTATTATTGAAATTGGTAAAATTCTTTACCACATAATCACTACCACCCTTGGCTTTCCAATATTGTGGGCACTCGCCAACTCCGTCCCAATCATGGGCGCCGTAGTTTTCTAAATTTTGTGTGGTGATGAGCAATTTCATTTTTTATCCTTACATTGACCAATATGATTCTGAAGAAGCAGAGCAAAAATGCGGTGTATCGTATTTTTCCTGATATTCTTTTCCAGAAATTAAATTCTTTTTAGTAACCCAGGTTTCAAAAACTTCTACAGTAAAACCTAAATTGCGCTTTGCATCAGCTACGTAGCCGATGTAATCTTTAGTTACAGGAGCAAATTCCTGTTTAGCAACCAGACGGCGGCCTTCTTTTGTGCGGCGGTCGGTTTTGTAAATTTCGATGGTGTATTCTTTTGTAGCAGACATTTTTTTATCCTTAAGCACGTTTGAAACCAAGGTCATAATGCATTATCAACATTTTAGCAATATTGATATATTGGCGAGAAGCGTTTTTGTTGTCACGCTCTAACATTTCTTGAGCATCCGACAGGTACGAAGCAATGACCATGCCCACACCTGAAAATTTAAAAGTCATTGATTCTTCCACAGAAGCAATGATATCATCAGCAGGCGAGCCATATGCCTGCAATTCCCATGTCAATTTATCTTTCATTTGATGTCCTTATCAACTCAACAGGTACCATTATACAGATTCGGGCAGGTTTGTCAAGCGATTTCGGCAGACTGTAGTGTTTTTGCAACAGCGTCAATATGTTTACATTTACCACGAAAATTAAAACCAGTACAGGTGCAGGTATAATGAGAATCTATTAATTCAACATTATATTCTTTATCTTTACTTTTTACTTTGAATATACGGGTATTATTCTTTATGGATTTACCAGATAATAATTCTAATTGAATATTACGGACTTTATTAAATGTCCGATAACGTTTATCTAGTTTGATTTGGGTTTTTAATATATTTACTTTATTATCATTTTGTTTGATATATGCGATAATCTTATTTTGATTATCTAGTAAATACGTGTGATTACAGGCACCATAATGGCCTGTCCAAATTGTAGTTTCTTGCAGAATTTCACTCATACCAATACCTTAACAGATATTGATGGAAATGTCAAGCGGGTTGTTGTATTAAAACAACATCAACCTTTTAGTAGTTGCTGATTAGATTCTTCCGACAAATCTTCTTCAAATTCAGCCATTTCAAGTCTTTTCAATTCTTTTTTCAAGGCTTCGATTTGACCTTTGTCTTCGGTAATTTCTTTTTGCAATTCAGCAATTCGTTCTCTGAGGTTATTTCTATAAGACATATTCTTTTTCCTCTTTTACTAACCGATAAAAGGATCGGTCATGGTGTTTCGGTTTATTCGAATTCTTCTGATTCAAATTATCCGTATTCTTTCTAAATTTTGTTCTTTGAGGTTTTTCAACCTTTTTACCGCCGCTTAACATACTAGAAAACACTTCTCCTAAAAAATTTGGTCTGCTACACTTAGTTCTACTAATTCTTCAGCGGTAAACCAAACATCACTTGGTGGAAGAAGTTTAGTTTTAACGCTTCTAGAATCCATACCAGTACATTCTTGCAATAACTTATTCATTCGGGTATTAGCAAGCTCACTTTCACGTACATAGGCTTTCATGTCATGGTATTTACCATTCATTTCAGAAGCATATTGGTGACACATAATACTGGTATTCTTAGCGATATATCTATGCCCCTGAGTTCCTGAAGCAAAGATTAAAAAGGCGGCTGAGCATACTGAACCCAAACCAAACGTTCTGATAACACGATTTGAATTACGCATTATATCTGTAAGTGCAAAAGCTTCACTCAAATCACCACCAGTTGAATTGATATACAAACTGAGGGGAGTATCACTTGACGTATTCAAGTTTTCATATACAATCCATTGAATAGCACTCTTTACAGTTTCCTCATTAATTTCGCCTGAGAGAAAATGTACGTGTGCGTTCAATAAACCGATACTAATCTTTTCTTCGGCAGGAATCATCAAGTCTTCTTTTTTCATTAGTAATCTCTTAGGGATAAAATAGGGTGTTTAACTGGCCACCAGAATTCATATTCTGGATCATTCCATTTGATTGTAAATTGTGCTTCTTGGTCATAATACTCCGACCACTTGTAATGAAACACCGCAGTTTCAGACATAACCAGATGGCCATTGCCAAAGCCTGGTGGTACTAAAACTTGTTTGTGATTCTTGTCGGATAAAGTAAAAGATGTCCACTCTTTATATTGTGGCGACCAAGGTCTATTATCAACGACCAACAAATAGATTGTACCATAAAGACAACTAATCAACTTGTAGGTCTTTTCGTCTCCGTGAACACCACGTAAGACATGTTGCCTCGATGTGCTGACACTATCAATTTTCCATTTGACTTTATCTAAGACACCATTCCCATACAAGGCTTTATTGAAAATTTCTACGTTTGTTCCACGGAAATCTTCAAAGACCATAGGAGGTGTGACCAACAATACTTCTTCTAGGTCTGTAAACTCAATCATTCTACAATCACAATACCTGGTGCAATTTGAATCTTATGGAAGTTGTTTTGTTTTTTCCATGGAAAATCTTTTCCATATTTTGCTTCCATCTTTTCATTACCACCAACAAAGAAATCTGATTTAACAGAATTATCATTACCATCTAAACGATAGCAAAGTGTATGTGTGTTAGAGCATTCAAATCTTGGAAAGTGTTGTTTCAAGTTAGCAAAGAATTGCCTATCTGCGCCCCATTGGCCATACCAAGCATGCCCGATGCGAGCAGCAACGTCACGCTTAACAGCAAAACTTGAGGTATCAATATGGAATACTTGGTCATCAAAATATACAGGCCATTTACCAAGGCTTTCACAGTTGTCCTCAAAGAGGTAGTTTGCATCTTTATCATAAATTTTCCTTAAAGAATATGCCCAATCATTTCCAGCTTGAATTTTCTTGACAAGTTTTTCTACATGGCAACTGTCAAACCAATTGTCCTCATCCAAATAACAAATTACATCAGCATTAACAAGAAAAGAACAAGCGGAGTAAACCCTGTGGCCATACCAACCTTTACCAACATTCTCCTCAAGACGGATGGTTTTGACTTTGGTAGCGCCTTGAATTGTATCATTGACCTTTTCCTCGTACTGAGCACCATCAACAAAAATGTAATGGGTTAAATTTTCATAAGTTTGTTTATCTACAGAGTTAATGCATTGTTGCAAATACTCTGAACCAATTGTAGGAGTTATTACTGCTACTTTCATTCTTTCCACGCTTTCAAAATATCGGATGATGAATTCATTTTATTTGAGCCACCAACTCCATATACAAATGTTATACCTTCAACTTTAACTTCACGGTTGTTTGTGTTGTTTCTATCACCACCATTTGCAAAGATAATCTCATCACCTTTACCAATCCAGCTTCTTTTCAAGTCTTCTAATAAACTACAAGCAGAATCATCAGAGTCATCAAACTTCAAAACAAAATCAACGTGTCGCAATTCATTAACGATAATGGATCGTTCATTCCAATTCATAAATGGTTTACCTTTTTTACGAGTCAACCATTCATCAGAATTTACACCAACAATCAACACATCACCAAGCTTGGCAGCTTCACGTATATATTCAATATGACCAGAATGGATGGGATCAAACCCACCCGTCACAACAACAAATTTCATTTTAAATGTTTAAAGTTGGATATGCTTCTTTAACAAGATTCAATGTTAGGTATTTTACACCTAAATCTTTTTTGAACAATTTAACAAGCAGTTCAGCTTCGTCTTTATGTAGTGATTCTAGAATGACCAACAGAATACTAGTTTGTTTATGTGGTGTCAATCCTTCAGGTCGTTTTGGATGACCTTTAATGAATCGATACATCTTAGAAATCTCAGTATCAATATACGAGAAATTCAAACCAGCAGGTTCAGTTGCCGGTCTGTAATTCGGGATTGGTACATCAAATTCAATATTTGGGTGAAATGCCATTTGCAAGAATTCAGCAAAGCGTGGATGAAAATTCTTCCGTAACACGCCAATACGTTCTTCTTTGTTTTTGCATTTATCGAAATCTTCAAAAATTTCGGAGTATAGTTTTTCAGAGCTCATCATGTTCTCAAGTGGGTTATATCAAAATTCATCAATTACTTCTAACAAATTTTTAAGTCGATTCACCATCAGATAGTTCATAAACTCTTGTTTAGTCTTACCTTTGGTGTTATCATAGGTATCTAGTATAGCAACCTTCAGAGTTGACGGAATCATCGTCAAATCAATCAAATTCTCATTACGAGAATAGTTCCTCATCATATCTTCATTACAAAACTCTGAAGGTTGCTGATTCATCCAATTAATGATTTTTGCTTCAGTTATTGGTTTCTGCCTAGTCGCAGTAATAAAGCAATCATCAGCACTAAGAATATTAGGGATGCCATCGCCTTTGTCTCCTCGAATAATAAGTTGTTTGAGTTGAGCTGAAGGTAAAGGCTCACGAATGAACTTCTTTAGAATTGGTGAATACTGTTCTACGTTAGGAAACTTTTGCAATTGAGCAAAGTCTTTATCACTTGACAGAATCATAACCTTTTGAGTAGCTGAGTATTTTGTTGCCAATACAGCAATAACATCATCAGCTTCGCATGAGTCAACATCAATAACTTTATATGGAGAATGGTCTTTCAATTCTTGTTTGATTTTACTCAAACATTCAAAGATAGTAACCCAATCATGTCCAGATGCCTCACGCATTTTCTTCCGACTGGCTTTATAGTGTGGGAAGATATCACGGCGCCAATATTTTTTATTGTCGCAAGCAATGATAACTTCTGGCCCATGTGAGTCACGAAACTTCTTCACATAGGTACGCAAGCTATTAAGAATCATGTGGCGAACCAGACTTTCTTCGACCGCAGTCTTAGACGAACCGATTTGTTCCATCAGATTAGAAATAGCAACTTGGTTAAAATCAAATATAATCATACAGTCAGTATATCACAAATTCATCACTAGTGAGGCAATAATTAAGGTTTGGCGGTAGGGAATGGCCAATTAGGCAAACCAGTTTCGGGGTCATTCGTAAACTTGCCTTCCCATGGTTTAAAATAATACTCATAGAGGCCTTCAAGTATTACCATTACATCTTCGGCAGTCATTGTATTATCTTCATCTAGCCTATCTTCAATTGGTAAGATATCCCAAATGTCATTCTCTACGTCATACCATGCATAGATGCAGATTTCTTCTTTTGGTCTATGAATCAAAGCCCAAGGAGTCAGCTCATGCTCAGGGAATATAAACTCAGGTTCTAATGCATCCTTGTGAATAAAGATGGCATATGATTCCATCTTGGTGTTGCCACCTTCTTTATATTGATACTCATCAACACCATTGTCAATTTCTAAATCACCATAACCATCAAAAATAATTTTAACTTCTGGTTGGTCTGAAATATCCCTACCAATTTCCAAATCTTCGGGGTCACGCCATGAAGCTTCCATGAGCATCGTGACTAGTTCTTCGTATCGGCTATAATTGTATCCCATTTTAAATCTCCACAGTTTTTAAAGTAAATTTATCAGCACGGTCTTCGTAATTAATGTAACCACGTGGGTTGCAAACAATACGGGTAGACCCAATCATGTAATCGAATTCTTCATGCGTATGTCCATGTGTCCACAATTTAATTTGTGGCCTATCTAGTATAAACTCCGACAAATCAGAGCTATATCCACCATTCATAATTTCTTCTTTGATATATCTAGGATGAGTAGAAGCTTTACTTGGCGCATGATGGCCAACCACAACAAATTTCTCATCAGGCTTCTCAACAACAATTTGTTTAATGTAACCTACCATTTTTTTGTGGTCTTCAACCGCATCTTCTGGAGTAAAGCGAGTTTTTCTTGTATGATTCATTCCACCTTCATCTTTATAAGACGTTTCTCGGTTTGCATTTGTTACACACATAAAATCATTCATCATAGTTTTCATATGATATAAAGTGATTCCATCTTCCTTGTTCATATCAGTCCACAATGTTCCACCAATAAAGGTAACATCACCAATCAATTTGATTTCTTTATCAAGTAGATGGACATTAGCATATTGAGCAAGTTCTTCTTTGATAATCTTGGCACTCTTGGCAAAATCTCCATTATAATGCTCATGATTACCCATAACATAGAGTACATGCGGAAATCTCAAAGCACACATTCTAAAAAAGTCTCTAGCTATACCACCCTTTTTAGAATCACTATAAGGCAAGTCTTTAGCTACACAAATGTCACCAGACAATATCAGCACATCGGCATTGTCGGTGTTTTCTAATTCAATAGGACCGAATTCTAGGTGAATATCGGAACAAACAGCAATCTTCATAATAATCCTTATTTAATACAGCGCACCAAGATTGTATCACCATTGATACGTCCTGTCAAGGCTGAATCTACAGCTTTAATGTTATCTATTGCACTTCTTAGATAAATTTTGCCACCTTTCAATACTTCAGGCAAAGTAACTTCTGGTTTTCTGAGTTTCTTCTGTACCGATTTGGTCTCATTGAAATTCAACAGCGATGACCCTTTGACTGAAATGCCGCCAGCATCTTCTGCATGATAACAACCTAATTTTCTAGTCTTGGTATTATATACCCAAACTTGTAACGCACCAATGACTTCTTTTGGTGCAACCGATTTTAACTTCAATTCTGCAAACTCTTGGCAGTAATTCATCTTAGCCACCAATTCATCGGCAGATTTTTGTTTACGTTTACGTGGTTTACGATTAACTTTGGCTTCACCAGCAATCTTCATGGCATCAGTAATGATAGCATCACACAAAGCCACAATCTTCTTCAGTTGTGGTTTAGTAAAGTTGCCATAACCTTCTTTAATTTCAGCATCTTTGGTGTGTAACACTTCATCAAATTCAATCCTGCGTTTCTTAAACTGCTCAATCAACCTTTGTGCATGAACGCCTTTAGCTCTGTCTTGCATAATAGCAAAAGGTGACGCTGGGTGGGCAAAGTCATTTTCAATATAATCGTCAATAGCACCTTCAAGGTCACCAGCAATTTCTGCAACCTTTTCACGCAATCTTTCCTGAATTGAAACTGTCGGTGTTGTATCAACTTTAACCGATGCTTCTTCAACTTCTTTTTGCATGACATTTCTGATTTCGGCATTTAAAAAGTTTCGACCTTTTTCACCAATATCATTTCCGTTCATCACAAGACGGCAAGCCCAAGCTAATGTTAAAATGCTTTTTGAGGTATCAACACGGCCTTCAATTTTATGCTTCTTGGCATAATCTTGGATGTAATTAACACCTTCTTTATATTCTTTATTCTGATGATACCAATTTAAACTATTCATTAATTGAATAGTGGTCATCTCATTAATAAATTTTGGTTCTTCAATTTTTAAATGTCTAGTAGCCATTTTAAATTCCTACAATTTCATCAAATGTTTGTTTTTTACCTATTTCAATCAAACAAATACCATCATCGGTTTCGTGGTATTTTCTCGCAAGCCGTTGTGCCACATCCATAGCATTTTCCTGTGTTCGTAAAGGTTCACATGAACCAAAACATTCATTTACCGAAAGACCAACCAACTTGCCTTCAATTGTCACAAAATCATCATATCGTTTTGAGTAAGTAACACGAAAACCATCAGCCGTCTTTAGTATGTAGATTCCATCTGACATATAAAGTCCTTGTTTATGTTCTAGTATAACATATGTAGTCAAATTAATCAAGAGCCTATGTTGTGCCAAAACAACAGCGTGTGGAGTCAATGGAGGCATAAATACCCATATAGTTTAATGAACCATTTGATAGGAAACAAAAACATAAAAGGAAAAAGAAATGCTACGCAAAAAGATAGCTGCGCTTCTTTTTGTTATGATTGGTGGCGGGGCTTTCGCTCAGACCACATATGATACTAAAAGTCTGGTAGACACAAATAGCACAAGCACCAGCACAAGTACCGTTAACACAAATAATGTTAACAGTGGCACTATAACCAATATCAACCAAACTACAGTTGGCAGTACAAGTACCAATACCAACAACAATAACAATGTCAATAGCGGTACTCTGACAAACAACAATAACAACAACAACGTTATGAGTGGTTCAGTCACTTATACAAACAATAACAACAACGTAAATTCTGGTACTCAGACGTTTAACAATAATAACGTCAATAGCGGCACAATGACCAACAATAACAATAATGTCAATGCTTCAACCTCTACCAGCGTAAACACAAACAACAACGTCAATAGCGGAACTCAGACATTTAACAATAACAATAATAGCACCAGTACATCAACCAATATCAATAAAAGTGAAAACACCGGTACAATGACATACAATAACAACAATGTCAATGCTTCAACCAGTGATAGTAGAAATACAAACGTTAATACAAGCACTAGTGTTAACCAAAACAATAATGTGAATAGTGGCGATATGACCAATCGTAATATCAATGCTTCAACATCAGCCAGTACCAGTACAAGTGTTAACCAAAATGCTAATGTTAACCAAAACATTAACTCTGGTGACATGACGAATCGTAACATAAATGAATCAACTATCACTCAGAAAGTTATTCAACCTCCTCCAACAGCTGTTGCACCGGCAATGATGAGTGGTGGAAATACCGATTTGTGTTCAACAGGAACTTCTGGTTCTGTTCAGACGCAGATTTTTGGTGTGTCTAGTGGTGGTACTGTCAGAGACCTGAATTGCGAACGCCTGAAGTTGTCCAAGACTCTTTATGATATGGGTATGAAAGTAGCTGCAGTTGCTACTATGTGCCAAGACCGTAGAGTGTTTGACGCTATGATGGCCGCAGGCACACCTTGCCCGTATGAAGGTCAAATTGGTGCTCAAGCTAAAGCATCTTGGGAAGCAAATCCAGAAAAAATTCCAGCACTTGACAAGGTAATAGCAGATGACACTCATAAGAAAATTGGCATTGGCGCTGTTCTCGGCGTTCTTGTTCACAAGTTATTCTAACAGTCAAGATATATCTACTACCGGCAATTTAATTAATTACGGTAGTACACCTACAGATACGACAAGTAAATGGAATAATGGTGTGTACGTTGACCAATTGTGTTTTCAGTATGGTCAACCTGGAAACTGCGGGCCAAATCCTAGTGTACGACCAAACGGTGTTATTAACTTCTCGTATGGTACTGTAGATTTAAATCAAATTGTTAGCATAAACAAGGCTTTGTCCATTGGTGGTAGTGGTGTACAACTTAGCGGTTTCAATTTTGGTTTTATGGCTAAGAATGGTAACGGTTGGGATGATGGCCGGCAAGACTATTTGTCTGCATATGTAAAATTGTATGGGAGCACTGGTAATCAGGTTGCTAACTATGATTACACAAGTCAAACTAACAGGCGATATAATTGGACACAGTTTAACTTTAGCGAAACATTTACAACACCATATACAGTAGCAACCCTTGGTAATGCACAAGTAGGTTTTGTAGGTAGAGATAATAATTTCTGGTCTGGTAATTACGGTCCTGAAATTTATAATGTTAGTTTCAGTTTAAAGTATTCAGTTAAACCTGATCCTTGTATTGCTGATCCATTGTCAAGCCCTACTTGTTCAGGATATGCCATAGCCAATATTAAAAATTCAATATTGAGTCCTACAACTTCTTATATTCCTACAACCACATATACAACGCCTACTGCTACACAATCATTACCTGAGTCTATCAATGTTGCGATTCAACCATCACAACAAGTTTCTACACCTACACAACAGGGTCCAGTATCGCAAACTCAAGATGTAAATCAAAACCCATCCGTTGCTCAAATGGATCCGGCACAACCTAGTCCAACACAAGCAGGTCCCGCACCCACAAGTCCTCAACCCGCTGGAGGTCCTCCGCAAGTAGCGCAACAATCTGCAACGGCTTCAAGTTCTGGACCAACGTCTAGTGGATCACCTGCAAAAAGCAATGATGGTCCAAAAATGACCACAAGTCAGGCTTTAAGTATTATTAAATCTGTACAAGAGAAGGATAAAGCAACTCAACAAATGGCCGTACAAAATGCAGCCAAAGTTGTAGAGGGTTCAACACAACAATCACAGGCAACAGTTACATCTACAATTGCCTCATTGAATGAAATGAGTTCAGCAAGTGCGGCTGCAGCTGCACAATTTTCTAGTCAAACAACTCAATCTTCAATGCAAGTGGCAACGCAATTGAATCAAACACAACAAACCACACAATCGACACAACAAACAACACAATCATTTCAAAACATACAGGCAACACAATCAAGCACACAGTCAATCCAGTATAGTTCTGGAACAGGAATCACAGTCAATAACAATTCATTTGGTTTCAATTCAACCAATAACGGATTGTCTTTGAATAACAATCAACAACCTCAAACAGTAGCAATGTATCAACCTAGAGTTACAATACGGCAAACTGAAGTTGAAGTTCCTATGCAAGTAGCATCTTTTAGTGGTACCAGTCGTCCTGGTAATCCATTATCAGAGATGATGACGCAACAAAATTTTGAAATGATGCAATCAAATATAGAACAACGTGGTCCATCGGTTAATAGAAATGTGCAACCAAATGATTTAGCTAGTGGTGTTGATATTGCCTCGATGGCTACTCAACCAAGAGGATTTGAGCTATATTCATTTACTATAAGGGACACAACTTTTTATCCACCTAAAGAAGTTTACAAGGATCAAAAAGTTATCGATAATGTAATGGTTTTGCGACAACTTAGTTCTGATAGATTACACCAAGAATTAGTCAACTTACAATACAAATAAGGAAAGAAAATGGCAGAAGAAATCAAAAATGTAAATGCTAAAATTGATGAAGCCGAAGCGGCAGTAAAAAAGTATGCAAGCAAAGATACAGTCATTAGTATCGGTGGGTATGAATTTACACCAGCCAAACTAATGGTTGCATTCACTCTTGTTTCATCCGCTCTAGGCGGTCTTTATGGTACCTTTGAGGTTTACAAAGACTATCAAGGTATGAAAAAGAAGATTGCTTCCTACGAAGCACCAGACCTTTCAGAATTTGACAAACGCCTAGCAGTCATTGAAGAAAATAGTCAAAAGGGTGCAGACTATACTCGTGATATTAAAGTTGATTTGAAGAATGACATTCGCCGCAATGAAACCGTAACCGAACAGGTTGAGCGTAGTGTTAAAAATGCACAACGTGAAACTGAGTCTGAAATGCGTGATATGCGTAAGGCAGTTCGAGAAGACCTAGAAAGAGCCAGAACTGAAGCTGCCGCTATTCGTAAGGATATGGAAACAACTCGCAAAGAAATCAACAGTGAATTTACCTCAGCTCGCAGAGAAATTAACCGTGAAGTTGAGACACTCAAAAAAGAAGTTGATAGCAAAATTCAAAAGGCTATTGATAACCCTTTAGCTAACAAGTAATATGATAGACCCTGTAAGCATTAGTGTTGCATTTGCTACTGCTCAGGGTGCTGTTAATGGCATCAAGGCTGCCATTAATATGGGTAAAGATATTAATGGTATCATTGGTGACTTTAGTAGATTTTTTAGTGCTAGTAATGATGTGCTGGCCGCGGCTAATAAAATAAAAGCCGACAATGCAAATAAAACAGATGCTCAAATTGGTCAACAAGCCTTGCAACTTGCTATGGCGGCCAAGCAGCTTAGAATGTATGCAAAAGAGTTGAAAGAACTTTTAATATATTCAGGCAATGGAGATATATGGGATGAAATGTTGTCTGAACAAACCAGATTAATTAAAGAGAAGAAAGAATTTCTTAGAAGACAAGCAATTGCTGATAAAAAGAAAAAAGAACAGATAGCTGAATTGATTATGTTATCATTGATTGGCGTTGGCACCTTTATGATTCTTGTTCCAATTGTTGGTTTAGCTTTCTTTGCTTTAACTCGATGATTGCCTTTATTTTAGCAGTAGCACTAAATACAACGACATATGGATGGCCAACTCACGAATGCATCCGATGGACATGGACAGGTGATGTTTATAATCGTAAAGTGGTATGTTTAGAATGGCGTGAAAGAAAGAACTATCAACCAAAAGGAGATGATAATGGCGGAAGAAAAAAAACCACTTAGTAGAAGCGAAAGAGAAGCACAAATCAAAGACAAAGCGGGATGGCTTATTACCGTTTTGGCTGCTTTGTTGGCCATTAATACTTATATTGCTAGTGGCAATAGTTCTAAGGTACTGAACAATACAATTAAGGCTAATGACACTTGGGCATTCTTTCAGGCAAAATCAATTAAACAGACTCTTGCTGAAATGGCTAGAGATGATGCTATTGACAGAAAACAATTTGAGAAGGCAGATAAGTTAACTGCAAAAATCAATAGATATGAATCTGAACCTGCAACGGGTGAAGGCAAAAAAGAACTATTTGCTAAAGCAAAGGCACTTGAAGCTGAACGTGATGAAATTCGCAAATCTGGTCCTTGGATGACATTTGCAGGATCAGGTTTTCAGATTTCAATTGTTCTATTATCAGCTAGTATCTTAGCTGTAGCACCTGCATTGTATTTGGCAAGTATAGTAGTTGGTGCTTTATCTGCTTTGTTAATGAGCCAAGGTATTTGGTTGTGGTTGCCAATTATTCTGTAAAGCAATAAACTCAGCTTCTGGTATTCGTGTTCTAGTATTCTTAGAACCGAGTACCACAACAAGCCTGCGGCCAATATCAGTATCCAATAACATTACGATACAACCACCGGCCGCATTTGTCCATCCTGTTTTACTTACTATGAAATCGTGGCGTTTACCAATAATTGGATTCGTATTGTTGAAAAAGAACCACTTCTTTTTAACTTGAATCTTCACTTGAGCAGTTTTACTAGCCTGAATGATATCGGGATAATAACTTGCAGCAAGCACCAATTCAATCAAATCTTTTCCTGTACTGATATTCATCGGACTTAGTCCAGATGCTTCAACAAATTTGGTGTTAGGCATATTCATAGCAACAGCTTTAGAATTCATATCCCTAATACAACTTGATTTACCACCTGGATAATTATCACATAAAGTAATAGCAGATTCATTGCTTGACATAACAAGAGCCATTTGAATATGTTGCTCTCTTGTTAAATTTCCGAGTTTCTCTTTTGGATTCTGACCAGCATCTATTATGACCATTGCAGTCATAAGTTTAGTGATACTGGCAATCGACCTTAGTTCTTGGCCATTTTCACTTTGTATGATTCTACCGTCACCATCCGCAACTAACCAAGTGTGAGCAGTTAAACTCACACCAAAGGCATTTGTTGTTAACAGTAGAAATGAAAAGATTAGATTTTTCACGGACATTAATTATATATGGTACGCTCGAAGGGACTCGAACCCCCAACCAAGAAATTATGAGTTTCCTGCTCTAACCATTGAGCTACAAGCGTGTAATTGGCCCGGCCTACAGGAATCGAACCTGTATTGATTGCTTAGAAGGCAACTGTATTATCCATTATACTAAGGCCAGAAAAATTTGTAGAGTTAATTTGGTACATCGTAAAAGGATTGAACTTTTGACCTTGGCCTTGTAAGGGCCCTGCTCTACCGCTGAGCTAACGATGTGAATTGGGCAGAAGTATGGGAATCGAACCCATATTAACGGAATCACAATCCGTGGTGTTAACCTTTACACTAACAACTGCATTGACTGGAGCGGGATATCGGAATCGAACCGATGACCGAAGATTGGAAATCTGCTGTTTTGCCCCTAAACTAATCCCGCATATTTTTATATAGTTGACAATTCTTGTTCTGCTAGAATCCGTTTTAAACGGTCTGCACAGAATGAAGCCGCAGGTGCATCAGGTTTAACCATTGGTGTCATGTTACATGTACCTTTGATATAACCAATTGCTTGCTGAACAACACAAGAACTACCGAACTCATCTGATTTATTTAAGTCCAAATGGACTTCAACATGATAATCTTCCAACACATCCTGTAGTGATTGGAACAATTCTGAAACCTTGTACACCTCTGTCATTAGACGCATAGCAGGTTTACTTTTTTTATGGTCGTAATCTAATTCACGGTCAACAAAACCAAAAATCTTACAACCATGACAACCATCAATATGAACTACAACAGCTAAAGCGTAGTCAGCATACCAAACTTCATTCACTCTGATTCTTTCTGAATCAGCACCAAGATATACTTTGGTGTTTGGTCCTTGTTTTGCAAGGAACTGTTTGACTTCTTCTATATCGAATTTTTTCATATTGACAACCTTTAAAACTTGGCATTCCGCCAGGGACTCGAACCCCGACTAATGGTTTTGGAGACCATCGTGCTGCCATTACACCAGCGAGATAAAATTGGTACCGTTGGACAATTTCGAAATGTCGGCCTTTCGCTTATCAAGCGAATGCTCTTCCTCTGAGCTACAACGGCATTGCTTTCTTTCTGCGGCGGTAATTATAGTACGAAAAGATATGACGCTATCATACCTCTCCCATGTACCTTCCACCCGCTTCCCGACCAAAAAGAATTCTCGTATTGCCAACGCTACTTCGGTAAGAGTAGTACCACACTTGAGTAACGAACTCACTTCACTTCCTGCGTGTCACAGTAGCCAAGCGTTACCTTAGCTGGTTCTGGAGGGCGATGAGAGAATCAAACTCCCACTTCAAGGTTCGTAGCCTTGTGTAATATTCATTTTACTAATCGCCCGTAACTTGGTGGTTCAGGTTGGATTCGAGCCAACGACCTATTGCGTATGAAGCAATTGCACTACCGCTGTGCTACTGAACCTGAATGGTGGAGAATGGGAGAATCGAACTCCCATAAACAACTTGCAAAGCTGCCGTAATCCCATTATACTAATTCCCCATAACTGGTCTCGGTAGGAAGAATCGAACTTCCATCACATGGTCCCAAACCACGAATTCTACCATTAAACTATACCGAGAAAATTGGTGCCCCTTGACAGAATCGAACTGCCGTAACCTGATTACAAAACAGGCGTAATACCATTATACTAAAAGGGCAAATTGGTGGGGACGGTGAGACTCGAACTCACAAAATTTGGCTTCTAAGACCAACACGTATACCAATTCCATCACGTCCCCGATATTGGCTCCACAGGCAGGGATCGAACCTACGACCAATTGATTAACAGTCAACTGCACTACCGCTGTGCTACTGTGGAATAAAAACTTGGCGGTCTCAAGGGGTAACGATCCCCTTCTTCTAGCGTGACAAGCTAGCGTGCGTCCGTGAACACTTTGAAACCAATTTGGTGGAGATGATAGGGATCGAACCTATTGTGACCTAAGTCGGAAGATTTACAGTCTCCTGCCATACCATTACGGCGGCATCTCCAAATTCTACTGGTAGAGGCACAGAGAATCGAACTCTGATTTACTGGTTAAAAGCCAGTTACTTTAGCCGTTAAGTTATGCCTCCAAACAACCATTTGTTTTGCTGACGCACTATTTGCTATGCTCAACGGAATTAGCTGCAGCATTACCGTTTATGTACATAGTTAGTTAGAGTTGACGTTTACTCAGGCGCTTACGTCAGCAAAACAAATGGTACTCCGTACCAGAATCGAACTGGTCTTTCCGCCTTGAAAGGGCAGCGTCCTAACCGATAGACGAACGGAGCAAAAATTAACTCTACAACTTTTTAAATAACATGTGTGTATTATACATGAACCACACATTTAGTCAACAACTATTTTAGCATCGTTGTTTTTATACAACAATACTTTTGTTTTCAAATGGAGTAGGTGACAGGACTCGAACCTGCATTATACGGA